CTTATTTCCTTTCCTTGCGGACACATCGCGGATGTCAGCAATGTTGAACGTCAACGGGAATGGCAACGATTGGTCGATGTCAATCAATCGGTTGTTAATATATAATTCGCCAGCCATTATGTCAATTGTGAATTGTAGGTGTACGTTCTTTCAAGGTTCACGACTTCACGAATCAACCCGTCAACGCGTCGTTGCTTCAAGGTGTAATCTTCATTCGTCACCTTCACTGGTTCGAACACGCCCGGTGTCGCTTCAAGGTAAACTTTCGGTGATTCGTACAAATCACGAACCAACCATTGCTGAACGCTTTCTGGAATCCAGTCGGAATTCAAAACGGTCGTGTCGGTTGCGTATTTGTTGAACGCCATTTGTTCACCGTGGTATCGTGTATATTGCCAAACCGTTCCAGTGTTATCCCATTCACCGCGTTCCCTTTGATATTCGGATGTCTTCACCTTCGTTGAATTCGTTGACACAAGCGTGAAGGTAAACGAGTCCCAGCCACCAAGCTTGTTCAACCAATGTAGTCGGTGTGTGTCGTATCGGTGACATTCCGTGTCGATGTGGAATGTGAACAATTCCGAATACCCTGAAAAGATTCCGAACAATTCAGGTCCAGCTTTCGCGCGGATTGTATAGTAAGCGCTTGACTGGAAATCAACCAGCGTCACCGTGGTGTTCGCAATTAAGTTTTGCGGTGCGCAATCAATCACACCGATGTTGAGCGCCAGCGTGACCGTAACGGTGTCCGTCGCAATCAACGTGTTTGTGATGTCGTAAAGATTCACTTCAATGTCGGTGTTCGCTGAACCACCACGATTCAAAAAAGCAAGGAACGCGGATTCGTAAAGTCCGACGAAATACTTTCGTGTTCTTGGAAAGTCAGTCAAGAATAGAACGTTCCCTGAATTCGGATTCAATCTTGAAATGGCGTAATCATTGTAATCGAAATTAATGAAGTCAGGATGTCGAAGTGAAGAATTCCAAGCACGACTAACGGTTGCCGAAATACTTGATGTCGAGATGACTGGTGGTGTTCCGTATTTTTCGTAAATCTTGATATTCACGAACGCAATCGCCGTATCGTAAAACGTAAGCAATGCGCCAGTCGTTACCATTTCGCTTGTGAGTAAAGCACGCAATTCACCGCTTGCGTCGAACTTCGCATAGTTAGCGGATTCGTTGAATACTTGATGTGTCGACACCAGAACAAAGTTGACGTAAAGTTCAACAATGAAGCTGAAGTTCGGTTGTGTTGTTTGGTCGCTTTCAAATACCCACACGTAAGGATTGCAAGCTGGTTGAAATAGTTGCGGTTGTTGTGTTATTGTTACTGCCATGTTTGTGTTGCCTTTTCAAATTTTATTTCAAACGTCAATCCAGTTATTTCCGTCAAGTCATTCGCAATCATTTCAAGAACGTCGTCGTTGATGACATTGTCGGTGATATTCTTCGGTCGAAGTCCACGTTGTTTGATGTTCGTGGCGATTGCGTAGGCGTGTGACATGTCCATTCCTTTCCATTCCTGAATTGCCTTCGCCATGTTATAAGACACCCCCGGATATTGGAACGAATACTGACTCGCATGATTGACCGCGATTCCGTTCACACCTTCGTCAACGAACTTATAATAATCGTCAGCTTGAATTTCAAACGACAACGCACCCGTCGGAAAGTAGACAACCGATTGCGCAAGGGCGCCCGTGTTCATCGCGTTGTTTTGAATGTATTCACGAAGGTCGGCGGTGACTTTGTTCCCGACGTTTAGGATAAACTTTTCGTAAACGCTTTGTGGTTGTTCAGCTTCGGCAACCGACACCCCGAAATCTTCAAGGAAATCAAAATCAGCCATTGCGTTGTTTACTTAGTATGTAATCTTGTTCGTCTTTCAATTTAAGATAGTTCATCCAGAACAAAGTTTTCACGTAAGGTTGTTTAGTGATTGCGTCAATGCTCGTTCCAAGTTCTTGTCCAAGTCGCTGAAGGATTCTTGTCCATGTGAACCATTCGGTGTCTTTAGATTCGCCATCGCGTTCCGTTGATTCGTCATCGTCCGTATCGTCTGGATTGCTAATATAGCGTCGTTCCGCTTCACTGATTCGCGCAAAAAAAAACCGAAGAAGTTCATGAATTCAGCGCCGTCGAATTGTTCCTTGAAAGCCTTGTAACGTTTGTCGTTAGGATTCAACACACGACCACGGTCATCTTCTTGACAATACTCCATTCCTTCTTCGACATAGCAAATCGCAAGCGCTTGCACCGGATCACTGACAAGGTCTTCAATCAATTTCAAGTCAATGATTTGCCCGGTTGAAATCAAACGGAAATCTTTTTCAAAGACGTATCGTTGACCGTTCACCGTTACTTCACCAAGCGGTTCAGCGTAATTGTAGTTAGCAATCATTCGCGTCAAGTGACCAGACAATCTTTGAACGTCTTCGATTGCAAGTTGCTTGACCTTGTTCACCTTCATTCCTGAAAAGATTGAAATCAATTGACATTGAAAGTCAAGCATTTGAAAGAATTCATCGTTTTGCTTTTCCTTGATGACTTCAGCAAGCATCAACCATTTGACAAGCTGGTCAGGTTTGCATTCGTGAATGGACGCTGGTAGTTTAATTTTCATATTCTCAATGTGTTGTATTTCCCTTTTGACTTGTTGTTCTTCATGGAATTCCACGCAAGCGCCAGTGACATCACGCCGTCGTCGTGTAGTCCAGTCGGTGCGCTATATTGAACGTTCCTTGTTTTCGGATTGTAAATATAAGTAAAAGATTCAAGTTCGTCAAGCAACCATTTCACATCGTTGACACGAATCGCTTGTTGTTCGAACGAAAGCGCAAGGTCTTCAATCAATATCGGTTTTGACTTGGATGTCGTCACGAATGGAACGACCTTGTTCCGCAATGTGTTGTGAAGCATTTCGTAAAAGACGTCACCTTGATTGTTTACTTCGACCGTGGTGATTGCGTTGAACTGACGAATCAAGTTCGCCACCTTGTCAATGATTCGTGACCAGTCATCGTGTCGCCAGCGTTCAACGTGAACCATGTGACCATGTTCGTTCAGGATAGTCAACACCGTGTAGTCGTCAGCACGACCGATGTCAAGACCACCATACATTCGCGATGTGCGTTCACCTTGACCGATACACGACGACACACCCTTGAACAAGCCACCAGCGTTGTCAAGGAATTCCGCAAGGTATTCTTGTCGAAACACATGGTCAGGCAATGACCGCTTTCGTTCTTCAAGTTCCTTTGGATCAATCATAGGATTGTCGAAGCTGGTGAAATGAAAGTAACGGTATCGGTCGTCGTAATTTTGTTGAAGACACACCCGGTGAAAATGATTCTTTCCCTTCGGTGTTGAAATAAAGATGACCTTCTTTCCTTTGACCAAGACCGTCGCCGACAATACTTCGTCCCATAGTTCAGGACGTGTGAACGCGAATTCATCAACGACCATGTAATCGAATGTATTTCCACGAATGTTGTCTGGTCGTTCACCTGAAAAGAATTCAATCGATGAACCGAACCCGGTGATTCTCAAATCGGATTTGTTGAACTCAAAGAAACCTGACTTCGCCACGGCGCGTTCAAGTTCAGCGAACACCTTCTTTCCTTGCTTGTAAACTGGTGTCACCCATGCAATCGTGCAACCGCGGTCATTAATTGCCCACCAAAGAAGTTGATTGATTCCAAGCATTGTTTTTCCGAACTGACGTCCGATGTTCAAAGCGAAATACTTTTCGTTACCTTGGTTGATTGCTTGATGAATTTCAAGCTGGTGTTTGTGCGGTCGATAACCTTTAATCGTTGACATCGAAATCGAACTTGTCCACGGTGCGCGTTTCGACTTGTTGTCGGTCGTGCATTCCCAGTTTGTTCTTTGCGTAGAAAATTCCCTTGCCTTCGTTGGCAACAATGTCACGCGCCAAAGCATTGAAGTCGTTGTCAATTGCTTTTATAGTGTCGGACAATGGATGTGTTTCGTCCTTCATCGCATGATACCAGTTGTCCCGTTTATAAAAGTCAAAGTGTTCACGTCGAAGGTAGTGTAACAAGAAATAAGACACGGTCGGAATGTGACGTTCCTTCACTTGCTTCACGCCTGAATTCGTCGCGATTTCCTTTGTCGAAGCGATACAATAGTCGCAATAATTATAAGCCATTTGAAGCAATTCATCTTTGTCGATGTTGCGGTGTTTGTTTGCCATAAGAATATAGGTTCCCTTTTATTATGTTTACTTGTTCGGAATTCGTTCCAGTCCCTTAAATTTATTGAAAGGTGTCATTCCTTTCCCGTCTTTGATGTCAACCAACAAAAGACCGTTTTGTTTGAGCGAAGTTATGTGAACTTTTCCTTTCGCTTGTTTGACACGTTCCCATGAAATCTTGTCAAGACCGCGATCCCTTGCCACGTCGAAAAGATTCCATTTCAAGCATTCAAGGAATTTTCGTGAATACACTTTGCCAGCACCACACGGTTCACCGCGTCGGTTGTTGTTGTAACCTGACCAATAATGAAGTGCGCCTTCGTTTTGAAAGTAAATGTCTTTGAATCCAATCATGTCGAAGTCAGGAATTGTTCGTTCAACGTAGTTCATGAAAGCTTCGTCAATGTAGTCGTCCGAACCCAAAAGAATAACCGCATCGAAATCGATTTGTTCCAGCGTTCGAATCGCCATGTTCCATTTGTAGGAAAGCGGATTGTTTTGATATTTCGCCATTGCGAAAATGTCTTGACCTTCAAGGAACGCGCCGTCTTCGTCGTTTGAGTAAATGAATACCTTGTCGATGAACGGCATTCGATTAATACATTCCTGAACGGTGTCATGTCGTCCATGCATTGCGGTGACGGTGATTATTTTCATCGGTTGTTGTTTCGTGTTATTCGTGCAGGATTGCCGACAAGAACGGTGTTCGGTTCAAGCGGTGTTTTCTTTGTGATGACCGCGGACATTCCGACCATACATTTTGAAGGTATCGTGACGCGCTGGTGAATCGTTGCGTTCATTCCGATGTTTGTTTGTTCGTGTATTTCCACGAACCCACCGATGACCACGTGCGGTGAAATCGTGACGTCCTTGTGAATGATTGAATCGTGACCGATGTGAACGGTCTTCATGATATACGCGCCGTCGTCAATGATTGTCGGTCGTTGCGATCCAGCGTCAATTGTTGCATGACCATGAATCGTGACGTTGTTTCCGATAACAACACCGAATCCGTTTTGACCGTCGTGTTTCTTTGTTTCCGCTGGTGCGCCGATTATGCAAAACGCACCGATTGTGACGTTGTGACCAAGCGTGACGCCCGGATAAATTACAGCTGTTTCGTGGATGTCAACCATTGTTCAATGTCTTGTCGTGTTGTTGTTCGTGTTGCTTTGAATCCAAGTTCAATCGCTTCGCGTCGAAGTTCGCCGAACGTCTTTTGTTTCGTTCCGACAAAGTGAAGCTTCGGCGGTTCTTCCTTCATGTGCGGTTCATTGTTTTGTTCTCGGACAACTGGACGAATCTTGTCCTTGTCTTGGTTCAGCTTGTCCATTGCGATTCGTACACACGTTGCGCAAGCTTTGTTCAGTTTACCGAATCCAAGCGCTTTGTAATGAACGGAAAGTTCATCTTTCAAGGTGTCATCAAGATTCGCATATCGGTGACGACCGAAGTTTTCAAGCTGGTGTCGAAGTGCGTTACTTATATTCATATATCAAAATTAAATCGGAAATAAGATAGGCAACGAAGGCGAATGGAATCATTGACCAATCGGTGCAAAGATAAATAGCCAGCGCCGTCCAGAAGGACAAGCATGACTGACAATTGAATGGTTTGGTGTTCGGTAAATCAAAGGACATTAACGCCCTTGCAATCGCCACCGCTATAATCGTGTAAATCATTTTTGAATTGTTTTATTGTTTTGTGAATCGTGTCAAGTGAAATTCCAGTCAGTTCCTTGATGTCCCTGAAGGTCATTCCGCAAAGGTGCATTTTTGTAATTTCCTTGATGAATGGATCGCCATGATTCGAGTGAAGATAAGCGTCAAGCATTTCGCTGAATTCATTGTTCGAAGGTGAATCATGTGAATCAATTACGTCGTTGATTGCTTCGCCGTCGCTTCGGTACAGTCGCCAGAATTCCGACCTTTGCCAGTTCCATTGATTATAAGCGAAGCGAGCGAAAACAGCTGGAATGTCGGAAAGATGAAAGTCAAAGCGGTGCATGAGAATAAAAACATGACCAACCAAATCCGCATGAAGTTCGTGGTTCGAAGTAATTTTTCGAGTGATTTTATATGCTTCATCTTTCCAAAATTCCATGTGACTAAATTACAAAATAATTAAACCAAGCGACAAAAAATTCTTGACCGACTGGTTTTCCCTTCATGAAGCGATATAACATCGAGTAATTGACCTTCATGTCTTCGGACAAGTGTTTCATATTGTAACGCTTGTTCAGTTTCGAAGTTGTCATGATTCGCATCCAGTCAACGACGTTGTTGTCATTAGAAAGGTAAATCGTCATCGTTTTCATTTGCTGGTGTTGGTGTTGTTTGTACTGGTTCGCCTGAAAGATTAATTGACCAAGCTTCGACGGTGTTGAAATACTTCGTCACACCTTCAGGTGATTTCCATTCACGACCACGAAGGTTGTAACTGACTTCGACCACATCGCCAGCGTTCAAGTTAGCGACAAGGTCACATTTGTCATTGACGACTTGAAAGGTCAAGAATTGTGGATAGTTTTCATCAAACGTTTTGATTGTTAAATCTTGTTTTCGGAACTTGTCCGAGATTGTTTGTAATGGCGTCACGTTGACAACCGTTCCTTTTTCTTTGTTCATGTTTATTGTATTAAATTTATTACTATTAAAGCGCCGACGACGTAACCGAACGCCAGCGAAAAAGCCATTTTGATTCGTTCATTCCATTGTTTGCTTTCAACCATGTAGCCAGCAAAAGCCAACGACAAGAATGGCGCGATGAAAGCGAACACAATCATTCCGAAGGTATTCTTGTCCGCGACAAATCGAATGTAAAATGTCGAACATATTTCCAAGACAACCGCGGACGCGAAAATGATTGCGTATTTCATTTGTCCAGATTGATGTCATTGTCGCGAAGGATGTCGAAGAATTTTTCACGGATTCGTTCAACGATTTTGAATTCTTCGTCGGTCAGTTCCTCGTATTTCCAAAGCGTTCGAAGTTCGGCTTGAATTTCCCACAACGCGTTCAACATCGCCGTTCCTTTGGTTGCGCAATAAAATTCCGCGTCGTCGTCTGGTAGGTTGAATTCAAGTGTTGCTTTCATCTTCAAAGGTTTGTTCGTAGTAATGTAATCCGTCGTCAAGATTTGAATCGACATGGTCGAAAGCTTCAATGATTTGTTCTTGTTCCATTTCACGCGCCTTGTCAAGAATTTCGGCAACCCATGGTAAATGTTGAGCCATGACTTTCAATTCAAGCTGTTCGATTAGATAGTTCGTTGCGGTTTGTTTCATTTGTTGTTTAATTTATAATTAGCCAAATGTGTTATTTTAATTTAGTTTTGGCTTCATTTGTTATTCAATTTATTTATTCTTTCAATGTAGTATTCCGTTGCGACCTGACAACGTTCAATCATTTGTCTTTCAAGTTCAAGGTCGCGTTCAAATGTGATTGACGTGATTCGCTTTCGTGGATCAATGTGGTCAACCTTGTGAAGCGTTTTGTCATCGTATTGCGTCAAGAATTCGTCCCAAGTCGAAACCATGCAATAAACCAGTTCGAATTCAAATCGGTTGTACAAAAGCATGTAAGCGCGTCCCTGCCATTCATAATCTTTCGCGTCGATGTCTTCAGGCAATTCCGGGAACGTGTCAAGTGACCAGCTTGTCTTGATGTCAATTATTTTTTCATTCGTAATTATATCACATTCGCCAGTCATAAAATCGTTTTCAACACGTTGTGTGTTCTTTTGGTAGTTGTCGAAACACACCGCGTTCAATAGCTGAATTGATTCAAGTTCCTGATTGATTCCTTTGTCAAGATAACGATTCACCAGCGGTGAAGTGTAACCGAAGAAATCTTCTTTTGCAAGCTGGTCGATATACGACTTCGCCGTTTGTGACAACACGTCGGTTTTCGACCGGGACGTTGTCATTAGTTTTCCCATTTGTGAAGCACGCCATTTCATAATTCTAATAAGTTAAGTTTAACATTTGACCAATAAATGAAGTCACGCGATTTGATGTCAACGTCCTTCATTAATTCTTGAACCAGAATCAACGCGCATGATTTGCGTGCCATGAATGTCTTCACCTTTGAATCGTATTCGATGAAATCAAACAAGTCAAACAAATACTTTGCGCGTTGTTCCGCATTCATTTCTTTCATTTCAGTTGATTGATTTGTTCAGGTGTCAACGAATAAGTCGCTTTTAATTTATCAACCGTGAACTTTCCGTCAGCGATTGCCTTCAAAGCGTTCTTGAATCGTTCTTCGTCAATTGTCGGTTTTCCTGCAGGACGTGAAGCTTCGTTCCCGTCGTCGTCGATTGCCTGAAGTGACAACAATGATTGAAGGGTTCCGCGTCGAAGATACGTCACGCATCCAAGCATTTTTTGTGGATCAATTATGTTCATCGGAATTTCCATGCATGATTCAACCGAATCACCAGAATCGATGTCAATGATTTGCGTGAAGACAAGATTCGCTTTGACTGGTTGCAAAAGAATCAATCCATTCGCCAGCAATATCGGTTCAACCGTTTCAAGCAACGCGTTGATGTCCGCGTAACTTTTTTTGAAATGTGGATTCGTTGCGTTCTTCGCTACCTTTCCGATGTGTTGCTTCGCCGAATGAAGCTTGTGAAATAATCCCTTCGGTTGTTCTTGTGTGACCTCGTCGGTCGTTTTTCTTGTTGTCGCCATAATTATAAGTATTAAATTTCACCAAAGATAAACAAATTTTTCATTCGTGCAACATTAAAGTGTTAAATTTTTAA